GCTGCGCTTGCGCAGATTATTGGTGGCAGTGTAGTAGGTGTGCCTGCTGGCCTCATTCCTCGTGCTGCACAGATTGGTGCTGCGATTGCGCAGGCACCACGCCCTGTGCGTGCTGCAATCAACGTTGCAGAAGCACTTACACCTGTCACAGTGCCCCTCACTGCAGGACGTATTGGTGCAAACATTGCAGGTGGTGCTGCAGTTGACTTGGCATTCAGTGGCCTTGATGCATTGGCAGGACAACCCGGTGACAATGACTACTGGATTGAGTTGCCAGATGGCACACTGCAGTTGGTGCGGCCCGGACACGGGCAGGCGAGTACACAACCAACAACACAAACACCAACAACACAAACAACACCCACACAACCAACAACACCTACACCTACACCTACACCACAAACACCAACTGCTGCGCCGATGGCGGCAGCAACTGGTGCTGGTGCTGGTGTTGGTGTGAGTGGTAGTGGTGGTGGTAGTGGTAGTGGTGGTAGTGATGCCTCGCCGGCGCCTTCGGCGGACCCACTGCGTGGGCCTGATGGGTATTGGGCTGAAACAACAGATGGTCGGCTGATATTCTACAGCACCGCACCATCGCAACCTGAACAAGATGACCGCACGTGGCTGCAGATTGTGCGTGACAACGCAATACCTGCACTAGTTGCAGCAGGTGCAATAGGTGCAGGCATTTCAGGCTTCCGTCGTCAGCAGGCGTCACGTCAAGCACGTGAAGAGTTGCGCAGTCGTGACACTGTTGCCATCGGCAATCCACCACCAGAAGACATTGCACGGCCTACGATTGGTGAACGACTGGCTACGCAGGTCATTGACGAGACTGCAGCAGCGCGTGGATTTGTACGTGAGGCTGAACGGGCTGGATTCATTACGCCCGATGAGCGTGCATCGTTGGATGCTGACTTGCAAACAACGCTAGCACGGGCTGTGCGTGAAACCCGTGCTCATGCAGCACTGCGACGGGGCGTTGCGCCTGATGGCTATGATTTGCGCACAGTCCGTATGCCTGATGGTACACGACGCACGGTGTTCTCACAGCGTGAGTTGCAGGACCGCATGGAGACACTCATTCGCGAGCAGCCGGAACTGCACGCAGACGTTGTGCAGGTGCAGGCATTGTTGGATGAGTTGTCTAACCGTCAGCGTGCTGCAGCAACCGGCACTACGTCACGTATTGCACCAAATGAGCCCGCTCGTGTCGGCATGACGCACAAGTCGTTGGCTGACATTGAGAGAGAACTAGCAGCAATCACGCGCCGTTCGCCACAGGTGCGTGAATACATTGACGAACATGCTGCATGGGCGGAGAGTCGGCGACAGTATCTCGTGCGGGCGGGACGCATCACTCCTGCCATGGCAGCCAAGTGGCGTCGTGCGAACATCCACTATGTGCCTGACTACGATCCGTACGATGTGCACACAGGCTACATGTCACTGCGACGGATCCGCGAAGGTGGACTGGCCGATCGTCCACAATCGTATGTTGACGCTCGGCTTGACTATGACATCCGTATGATCACGGAGACGGAGTTGAACCGTGCACGTCGCAATGTCATCCGTGGCTTGGAGCGTATTCAGAATGCTGCAAGGCTAGAGCCTACGAAGGCTCCACGACTGCTCAAGCAAATCATTGGTCCCATACACCGCGGCAAGGTGCCTGAACCTGACGACCGTGCCAACACCATGCGGTGGTGGGAGAACGGTGAGCAGTACAGTGTGCAGATATATGTGCCTGAAGTGTATCAGGCACTGCGTAGTGCACCCTCTATGACAGGAGGCATCCTCAATACCACACGTCTGTGGGGTCAGGAGTTGACGACTGGTGTGTTGGCAGCACTGACTGGTCCTGTGCAAGCACCCATATCAGCCCTCTACACCACGTGGTTGATGACTGCAGCACCAATGAGCCGACTGGCTACTGGCAGGTTGGACCGTCTGCTGCGTCGTGTTACCAATGACCGCCTCACCCTTGGCATGCTTGATCCCACAATGTACCCAGGCATCGCATGGGCGATGGCGCAAGACTTTGCAGCAATGAGTGTGCGGGTGTTGTCTGATGTCGCCCGCCGTGAGTTGCTATCTAGTCACAGCCTTGTGCGTAAGATGGTTGGTGGTGAGCGACTGGCAGCATTGCTGCGCCGTCTTGATGACATATACGAGAACAGCATCTATGCCGAGATGAGGCGTATGGGTGCTATTGGCAACAACCCCATCACTGGTGCTGACTTCACAGGTGGTGCGCCTCCATCAGTGGCGGCATTGTCTCCTTCGTATCAAGCAGTACGCCCACGTGACTGGCACTTCCCCACTAACATACGTGAACTGCGTGAGTTGGTTGGTGATGCACTAATCCGTAGCCCACTTGGTCCAAAGGTTGTGGAGACGTGGCAACTTGCGCGCGAAGCGTTCGATATTATAGCGTCGTCGCCACAATCTATGGTGTATCGTCTCAACCGCGACGACTACATGCGCATGTACAACGTGCAGCCTGAGGACCGTGGTGTTACCACTACACGAAGGACGGCTTCGCCAGAACGTGAACAGGCACTTAGTGTGCTGACCAGCCGTGTGCGTCGTGTTACTGGCGACCCTGCACTGCGTCCTGCTAACCGTACCATGCAGGGCGTAGAATCTACCTTCATGTATGCTACCATCATGAAGCAGGGGTTGGCACAGTACGGCAAGATGTTCCGTGATAACCCAGTGCGCACGACAATGGCTATGGTCACTAGCGTGATTATACCAACCACGCTAGCCCTCTACAATGCCATGGTGCAAGACGAGGAGGACATTGCAAATGGCCTAGAGCCTACACGTGTGCGGGACTTGGTGTTCAACGCACCACACCGTGTAGCAGGCACACTGCCATTCTACCTGCCTGGACTGCCTACCGAGCAGGCACTGCGTGTGCCTTATGACCAACCACTGGGTCCGCTTGTTGCTGCTGCACAGGCCATTCTGCTGTCAACGTTGGGAGCAGATGACCCAAAGTTCTACTCCGAAGGCATGCGGCAGAACCGTGAGTTGCTGCGTCGGCTGATTGAGGAGCGTCACACATACACTATGTGGGAAGCACTGCAACGCGGTATGGGTGAGTTGGCACCGCCGCCACTCATTGCTAGTGCCGTTGGTGCAGCAGGCTATGACATGCGTGACTTCATCAGCATTCGGCCATCACTGCAACCAACTGAACAACGTGGTGCAGGAGGATACTTCGAGGGTCAGACATACACTGACACTATGCCCAACTGGGCTGTCAACGTGTTGAACAGTTGGGGCAGTGTTGGACAGTTTGTCGCGCGTATGCTGCCAATGTTTATGGACCAAGAGGACCTAGAGGCTGCGCAGCGCAGGTTGCAGCAAGATGCACGGCCCACGTTGTCAGCATTGGGTGACATCATTGGGCAACGGTTTGGTGATCGTGCAACTATTGCTGCACCTCTACTGTCTGGTCCACGCAGTCAGCCATCGTTTGACATCACGTCAGAATACGTGCGAGACATCGAGCGTAAGATGCGTGAGTTGCAGCAAGGCAGCCGTGATGCGACACGTCCTGGCGTGTTGGGAAGCGGCCGTGAACGGTTTGTTGAAACGCAGTATGACTGGTTGGATCGCCTGCCACCACAAGATCAGGCACCAATGCGTGCTATTGTGCAACAAGTAGTGCGTGGGTTCAACAACATGCAGTCACTGCGTGATGAACGCAACAGCCTGTACTCAGCAATGGTTGCACTCAACAGTGATCCTATACTGCGTCGTGATCCGATAGCGCTGCGTTATGGCCAGAACTGGATAGCCAACCGCATTCGTGATGTCAACGTTCGCATAGTTGAGAGCATTGTGAACTTGGAGCAGCACATCAGCAATGAGTTCGGCATCCAGTTCCGTATAGAGAACTTCAACCCTGCACGTGGTATGAGGCAGTTTACGCCAACAACGCCTTCACCCTCTCAGTGAACTGCTGACGCACTTCATTGTCGAGCAGTAGCGTGGTGCCTCGGTACAAGTAAGTTGGCCTGCCAGGGGCACCACGCAACTCAAACTTCTGCACCATATCCAACTCGTGCATCAAGTCGAGCAGCATGTCACGCTCTGCAACGTTCATGTATTCACGCAACTTGAACACGAGTTCAGATTTGGTCATCCCATGACTGCCTGCTTTGATGAGCACTGCTATTAGACGGTCCACACCTGCTAGCAGGCGACGCTCATGCAGGCTGATAGAGAACAAGTCACCTGCACCACGCTTCACACTCTCTATGAGTGCGACGGCAGACTTCATCTGTGACACCTGCACCTCAAACGTGCCGTCGTTGATTGCCAACAGTCCTGCCACACGTAGGACGTGATGGTCCTCACGTGCAAAGAATGACATTGCAAACGCATCAGATGCAGGTGGTGTTGGCCGATTGACATACCACAATGTGAAGAACGCCTTGGCCTTCTCGTTCAACTGAATACGTTGCACCTTCTCTGCCTTGTTGCGTGCATCCCACAACTGTTCAAGCATAAGCATCTCGAGTTTGGGCATGGGATCAGGCCATGGCACCATCTTCTTAGGCCGTTCTTCATACACAAACAGGCAACGACTAGTGAACCCTCCTTCAATGACGGCGGGGTTCACTGCTTGTGCTAGCCATGTTGGCGTGGATGCGCCCAACAGTGTGGGATACACACGTTCAATGACTAGTCGCACATCGCCAATGATGCGTGTGCGGAGGTTTGGACAGTCATACAAGTCAGTCAGCAGTCCTGGTATGCCGTAGGTGCCGCCATCCCTGCCCAACACAGTCACCAACTCACTAGCAGTGATAGCAATGTGACTGTGTGGGACATCCTCAGGCAGTTTGGAGAGTGCATTCTGCAACTGTGCAGCAGTTACTCTGCCTGCAATGTCAATGCGGTATGGGTCCTGGAACTGTGACAACAACTGTTCTGCCTTGCTGACAGCAGTTGACTTGCGAGTGATGCCACTCTCAGCAACAAAGATGATGTATTGGTTGAGGAACACGGGGATGCCTGGACGGTCAACCACCACTACACGGCTGACTGCGTTGGAGAGGACCCACAGTCCTCCCCACAGGTCGTAGTTGCGGTTGGTTTCTAGCCCACTGCACCACTGCATGTAGTGGTGCAAGAAGGTGGACTCCTTAGGACGGAACATTTAGTCCTCCTTGCTTGTGCTCTTGTTCTCGTAGCCGCTATGCATTACTTGTGCTTGTCGTGCCATGACTGCCTTTATTGCACGTATAGATGCCGGAGAGCCTTGTGCCAACTTGTAGGTATAGATCACATTGCGCACCCATGTCTCGTCACGATCTAGTAACTTGCCAATCTCTTTGTATGATAGTCCTTGTTCCCGTCCAAGCCTTACTTGTTCTATCATGTCAACAGTAGGCTTGCGCTTGGGCTGGCGTGGCTTTGATGCAGGGCAATAGCCCAGCATCGCGCACAGTTGCGTGAGTTGTTCAGGCTTGAGCCGTCGCAACTCCTGTGCGATTAGTGATAGTGTGTTCTTCATAGCACAACGCTGCCCTTTGCCTGTGTTTGCAGCGTCAGTCATGGTCACACCTCCAACGGTTTCAGGTTGCTCCAACGATGCACACCTTTCTCATCTGGCACACTGGCCTTGACCTCAGCAGGAATGATGAGTTGTTGTCCCTTGATGAGTAGCGGAGTTTCAGCATACTTCTTCATGATAGCCGCAACACGCTCCTTGTCTTGAATGCGGCACATGGCCGTGATACTGTCGTGGTTGTTGAACACTATCCTTGTGTAGGCTGGCCACTTAGGGTCATCGTGGCATAGATACATAGTGCGCGTCACGTGGTCGCCAAGTCCTGACTGCGGCTTGAACGCAATCAGGGCGTCGAGCAACTCCTCATCAAGTGTGCTGCCCAAGAACACAAGCCTACGACCATAGCAGTTGAACACCATGCGGTTCTTGCGTGCTTCATCAACCACGTCCTGCCACCACTTACGCAACTCTGGTGTTGCTGCATGGTATGCGTTGTAGGCCTCTGTTGCCTCAGCCAACGTCAGGCCTGTCACCTCTGCTAGTCGTGCAGCCTGCATACGGTAGTTGAGACCGTGACGGCAACGCTTAGCGATGTATCGCAGCGTGTGTTTGCCTGTCTCCGGGTCCCAGTCTTTTGATGGCACCTGCTCATATGGTATGTTCCACATGTCTGCTGCAAGTGCTCGGTGTGCATCATACGTGCCTGGATGCAGCCGTGCCATCTCGAACTGGTGCTGCCACTTGGGGATAGGTGCCTCCCATGCCACGATGCGTGCTTCTGCTTGTGCGCAGTCGAAGTAAACGAAGCAACACCCCTCATCTGCAATGAACTGACCACGCAGGCTCTCTGGTTGGTTCTGCAAGTTCATCCCACTGTCCCACAGTGTCTTGCTGCTAGACAGCCTACCAGGAGCAGTGACTACACCAAACTGCTTGTAGTCACTGCGCATCCGGCCATCCTCGTCCACCTTGGCATTGATGTATGTGCTAAACAGTTTGTGTTGTTCCTTGAAGCGGTTGAGTGTGATGAGTGCTTGGCGAGCCTTCTCTGGTGTGCGTGGTGAGTTGATGATGTATTGCCTGTTGCTGTCATCAGTGGACGTGGAACGTCCTACCAACCGCAACTTGCGGAACATCCAGTCACCCAGTTGCTGCCACGACAACGGATTGACCTTGTAGTCAGGATCCCCTACTGCCTCGGCTGCTTCCTTCTCAAACTGCAAACGCAACTGCTCCACCTCAGCCTCGAACTTGGCAGCAAGTTCAGCCTTCATCTGCAAGTCAATGCGATTGCCGAGCACAGTCATGCTGATCAGCACTGGCTGTAGCCGCATGACATGACCAGTGAAGAAGTCCCACAGGTTCTGCTGCTTCAACTCCTGCTCCATAGCCTCAGCAGCAGCCAACGTGATGCAGCAGTCACGCACATTGTATTCCCAGAACTGGTTGATGTCACCTCCTTCCCGCCACGTGTCTTTGTCGTCCTTGTAGTAAGGGTGCGTGGTGTATTGTGCAGTCAAGAACGCTAGACTGTGCGGCCAGATAGGATAGAGTGTGTGGTGTGCCAGCATGGTGTCCATGTATAGCGGATCAACCTTGATGCGGTCCTTATACCACAACCACGCACAGTCGAACGCCCCGTTTTGCGCAATGAGGCGCACACGAGGGTGACGGAGCACACGCTGTATAGCCACACGCACACGCAACTCATCACGGTCACTATATGTATGCGTGTCTCGTGTGCGGAAGCTGATGCACATGCCTGTGTGCGGATCATTGGCGAACCCTACACATGCAGTCTCTCCACTCATGGTTTCAATGTCGAAGGCAACAGGCTTGCCTTCCTGTATCATCTTCTCACACCATGCAATGGCCTCACTTGGTGATGGGTTGATGAGTGGAGTGATCTCATGGTCACGCCACTTACCTTGCCGCACAAGGTCCAACTTGGCCACGTCAAGTGCAAGCACACGTTCCAGTGACGGCTTGTGGATGACGTGTGCTGCATTGTAGGTCATGCAGTAGTAGATGCCATCTACCAACTTGACTGTGCCTCGCCAAGCGTCAATGCCAGTAACACCAACCAACGCCTCCAACGCCTTGTTGCCCATCACTAGCACATACTTGAGGTTGGGCAGTTGCTTCAACTCCCAACGCACAAGGCCATGCCAGTGCTGCTCTTCGTTCTTGCTGATGCCTGACTTAGGGCCGGATAGCGAGACAAGTTGTCGCTTGACGACATTGGTTATGTAGCACTGATGCCGCCGGATGCCGATCTTGTCCAGCGTGCGCCACACAATCTGTCCTGACTTGCCAACAAGCGGCAACTTCATCTCACTTTCACGTTCACCGGGTGCCTCGGCTACGATGGCAAGTTCCGCCTCGCTAGTGCCGTCTGCTAGACAGTCATACTCTAGCCCTAGTTGCTGGCACTTCTCAACTAGTTGACGATTGATGTGTCCTACTGTCATGCGAACGAGTCCAACCAGAGACGTGCAAACCGTGCAGCGTTTGCTTCCAACTCGTGGCGTTCACCAAAGTTGTGCAGTTGCATGGTGACTACGTTTTCCAACTCAAAGTAACTGCGGCTGTCATTGGTGAAATCAGTGCCTGGGCGCACAATGTGTATGAGGAACAAGTTGTGCGGCTTGAACACACGCAGTATAGGTATGATCTCTGCCTTGAAGCCTGCATCTGGGCACACCCACACGTGGTGCGGTGAGCCATGCTGCAAGCAGTATTGCAGGAATAGACGACCAAAGATGTCTTGTCCTGCCTTGGGCTTGAGGAAGTCCTCGGACAGGGCAATCTGCCACTCACGATACGTCTTGTTGGTGTCAGCAACCTCAAGTGAGTCCTTGCGTTCCTCAAACTGGCGCTGCTGCTCAGCAGTCCAGCCGAAGATGCCTGCAACACCAGCCTTGAGTGGCTCAGACATGCGCCGCATCACCCGTATTGATGGATGCCGCATGGACAGAATAGCATTGCAAGCAGTGTCCTTGCCACTGCGGGGAGGACCATTGAGGAAGATGAACTTCATCGTGAAAACTCCATCGGTTCCTTGCGGGTCACAGACACAGACAATGCCTTGGTGTCAGTGATGAGTGTTACGGACTTACGTGCCCGTGTGATGGCAGTGTAGAAGTTGCGCCGATTGCACAGGCTGATGGCTGACTTGTTGAGCACATAGCACACGTGCTCACATTCACTGCCCTGCATCTTGTGCGTTGTCACTGCGTATGCAAGGTCCAAGTCCTTCTGTGGATAGCCTGTTCGCACGCGGCCTTCATACACTGTCTGCACGATCGGTGGGATACGGCATACGCGGTTGTCGAAGTCAACAACCACCTCGCCAAGTTCCTCGTCAATGTCAATAACGATGCCCACCTCACCATTCATCACGCCATACGAGCCGTCAGCACACTCCAAGTCATACCAGTTGTTGGTCATCATCACCTTGTCACCAACGCCAACAGACAGTCCTGCCTTGAATGGGATGCGCACATCACCAATGGTTGCAACGAAGTCCTTATACCTGCTCCACGGGTGGCGAGGCAGCGACAGCATTGGGCGTTGTTCTGGCCACAACAACATCTGCAACAGGATGTTCAACTTGGCTGTGCCTGTCCACCCATTGTTACCCGGCACGATGACTTGGTTGTGCAGTTTGCGGAAGTCATGACGCTGCGTTTCTGCTACCAGTGCATCAATAGGCTTGTCTGTGATGATGCGCTTGAAGTCAGCGTTGTCAACAGGTGCAACACCCTGCAGGATGCGCTTAGCATTGGCCAGCACACCACTGTCAGCGTCCTGTCGCATCACTGTGTCGAGCACGATGCCGTCACACTTGTCCAACAACTCCTTGAAGATGGAGGGCTTGCCTGTCTGCTTAGGCTCGATTGGTGGTAGTTGCTGGTTGTCACCGAACACCAACAGTCGGCTGCCAGCAGGCATGGCATCTACCAACTGACGATGCAACTCACGGTTCACCATTGCATACTCGTCAACGATAACCGTGTCGTGTTCCAGTGGGTTGTTCTTGTTGCGCTTGGGTAGTGTGATGTCAAGATACTTGCCAGTCTTGGGGTCAACCTCGTTTGGACGAGGGAACTCCAACAACTTGTGAATAGTCTTGGCAGGGCAACCCGTTGCCTCAGTCACACGACGTGCTGCCTTGCCAGTTGGTGCTGCGATGACAGGCGAGTAGCCTGCATCCACCAACTGCTCATACACTGTGCGGATGATAGTGGTCTTGCCCGTGCCTGCTGGACCAGTGACGGCGACGACTCGCCACTTGTGACTTGGGTCCAGCCCAAGGCAACGCCTAACTGCACGCTGCTGCTGCTCATTCAACTCCATTGCTCGCATCCTCCGACACATACTGTGCAGCAGCATCAGTAATCACTGTGCGCATGAACGTGGCTAATGGCACGCCTGCCTTCTCAGCAGCAGCCAGCAGTGTCTTGTAGTCATCCTCCGTCAGGCGGATGGTAGACTTATACCGCTTCGCTTCAATGCCTGCACCACGCAGTGATGGTGTGGTAGGCACACGCACTTCAACACGGGTTGGTTTGTTGCTCATTGTGTGTGCTCCTTGTGGTAGCAGGTTGGGCGGCAGGTGATCAGCCTGCCGCCCTGTTGTGCTGCCTTCGCTACTCAGGCCGCTGCGAGCACCCTACGGGCACTAGCACAACCCTGCATCAAGCAGCCGGGAGTTCCGGCGCGCCAGCAACGCGCGGGCGACGCTCCACGTCCACCGTGAGCGGGAGGATCGGCATCTGATCCCCCTGACGGAACGCGTCAATGACGACACGCCCGTTGCCAGTCAGGGTCCGGATGCTCTCCTTCACCTGCTTGATGAAGTCCGGGCTGGTCCCCGGCTGGAACACAATGTAGAGCGTCCGCTCGACCGGAGCGGCGCGCTTAGCAGCCGGGCGCTTGTCAGTAGGGTTCTTGGCCATACTTTCAGTCTCCTAGGGTTGTTGTGGTAGGAACCACGGCACACATATAGCGTGCCGTGGTAGTCTCCGCAAGAGGTTTTTTACGCCTCGCGGATCGGGTTGACACGGGGGCGCGGTTCGCCCTGGTAGTCCTCATGCGTGACCTGCACGATCACGTCCCGACCGATGAAGGCGGTCAGGTCGAGGCGACCAGGAATGATGCGCACCCCATGCATCTGGTGCAGTTGCTTCCACCGGTAACGGTTGCGCGGCACCGACATGTCCAGGCTGATGTAGGTGCGCAGCACCTCACCATCCGGGTTGCCGTCCGTGAAGTCCGGCGGAAACTGGTCGGGCGACACGAAGTAGTCAATAACGGCCATGTCCTTGCCGCTGTTCTTGGAGATGGCACGCTCAATCGCGCGCACCGTTGCACGATACTCACCCTCCGGCAGCGGCACCGGCGGCTTCGCATCGTTGAGGTCGAAGTCAAGTTCCATCACACTAGGAAGTTCACTCACAGTTGCACTCCTCACTATGGTTGGGTTGAGCGGGTGTTAGTCCACACATAGCGTCAACCCGTCACTCGTTGTGTGGACTGTTCGCCGAGAGTGTTAGCCCTCGGTGACTATAGGCTCGACGGGTCGGTCTATGACCTTCGCGCCAAGCGGCAACTTGTTGAAGCCATTGGCTTGCCATGCAGCATACCACTTTGCGATAGTGTCGCCAGTGTTGGTTGTCTGGTCATACTCCCACACAAGTGTCTGCTTGTCAGGCGGGACCAGGAACATGCGTGTGCGCATAGGCCGCTTCACACCATGGTTGCGTAGATAGATCAGGCGTTGCTTGCCTGTGTCCTCTACATACCACAGTTCGCTGATGCTCAGCCCAACGTTGTTGTTGAGTTGACCACCAAGGTTCATGGTGATCTCGACCACCATGCTCTTGCCGTTCACACTCTCCGCACGTGCATCCTTCTCATGGCAGATGAAGATGCAATGCTTCTTGTAGTCAGCACATGCACGCAGCACCAACTTCACGAAGTCCTGCACGATTGCCAAACGCACACCAAACCCTGTCTGCCCTGGGTCCTCAAGTGTTGCTTTGAATGAACCCTTGTTAGCCTTACCACTAAGGATTGCGTATGTCAAGGCTGTCTGTCCCAGTGACGTAAGGCTGTCAACGATGACAGTCTGAATGTCATCGCGTGTGCGTAGCAACTTCACCAAGTCAGCCTCAAACGTTGAGCCCTGCTTGATTGTGTCAAGCCGTTTAGGGTCAATGCCTGACAGGTCCACAATCAGGTTGTCGTCACTAGGAGTGAGCGACGCTGTGCCTGCAGGGTCAAACTGCAACCACAACCGCTTCCCTGGTGCAGTGCCTGCCAGCACAGTCTTGCCACAACCGGGCTTGCCCCACAACAACATTGTCAACAGTTGTTGTTTGACTGTGCCCGGCTGCACGTCGAATGAGCCTATGGTGATAGTCATTCGTCGTCGTCTCCGTGTAGAGGGTTCCACACGTCAGTGCGCATGTCAGCCCACATAGCCTCACGTTCATCGGCAGGCGATGCACACAAGAACACGAGTGGACATGGACGGAAGTAGCGGTTGCACGACTGGTAGTGCCTAGGTGCCTGCATAGGCTGGTCTTGCCACTTGTCGTGCAGTTCGACTGTGTGCAACACCCAATCCATCCACAAGTTCACCTGCTCAGTGTGACGCTCCACCATCTCAATGGCAAGGCCATCCGACAACACACGCGGCAGTGGTAGTGCAAGGCCAATGACACATGCACGTTGCACTGGCTGCTCAATCAACAGTGAGCTTGCCACTGTGTAACCAGTGACCTGCGGTGACGTGTGGAACGACAAACGCCATGCGTCGTTGAGCCGCGTGGCTGACTTGTTCTCCATTACGATTGCTTGTTGTGTTCGTGGGTCATAGTGGATGCCGTCAATGCGTCCGACGTAGAGGAAGGGCGCAAAGCTCCCATCGGCACAACTAATGTGTAGAGCAAATGGGCGCTCAATGCCGGAGACACGCCCTCCTCGTTGCAGCCCATGTACCAATGTTCCGCTGGCACTATCTGCACTCGGGACCCAGACGGGATATCGAGTGTGGTCCCATCGTTGAACGTAATAGAGCAGGCTGCCTTCGAGATTAGAATAGGTGCGTCGTTTGTCATCTGGGTCCTCCACATAGTTAGCAGTTGCTAGGCACTCCATTGCGATGTTGCGCAGTGAAGTGTTGAGGTCACTCTGTTTGAAGCCTTGTTGTGCCACATCCTTGAGTGCCTGGAAGCGGTCAGCACCAAACAGCCTGACGCCTTCTGTCTCATACAGTTCCCACTCGTGTTGTGCATAGCCAAGCGTCCATAGACGGATGGCAGCAAAACACTCGTGTAGCACCTTGCCTGCCCGCAGTGGTGCAGGTGCATCGTCAGGTGCGATGCTGGTTGTCTTGTGATATGTGTAGCGTGTCAACCCCCACATAGGACAAGTCGTGAGCGCGTTCAACTTGGTGTAGTCAAACGTGCGTAGTTCGCCACGCTTGCCCTGCTCATACTCCTCAGCCGTCGCCAGCCGCACCTCAACGCGGGACATCTTCGTGTTCCTCGCTGCCCACCTTGACGGCCAAGTTCTTGGCTGCCTGCGCGGCAGGCATCATGCTCTGCATCTTGTGCACAGTCTGTGCCTGCACTTGCAGGGCAGTGGCCAACGTGTCGAGCATGCGTGCCAACTCCATAATCTGTTGGTGTTGGGCAGCCAACCGTTCGTTGAGGGCAATGAGCACCTTGCCGAGTTCAGGAATAATCTTCCCCCTCAGCAGTTCCCGTATCTCGCTGTTCTTCATCGGTCTCTTCCGTCATCGCAAGCAATGCGTGCATCGTAGTGATGCGCACATCCAGTTTGGTTGATGCTTCCTCAAACTTGGCGTATGCCTTCTCCATCGCAACGAATGCACGTTCAAGTTTGGCAGTCAGTTTAGCACGCTTGTCAGCGGCTATCTGTGCCATTTTCTGCTGATACATCCTGACGGTTGCCAGCCTGCGTTCGCGCAACTGGTTTAGCCATGCCAACTGTTCTTGCGGTGTCATGGTGACAAACAGTTGCCTGTCAAAGGGTGTGTCCTTCATGTTGTCGCCTCATTTAGGAGGCACCTTTCCACTGTATATGATGGAGTGGATCACCTGCTTGGCTTCCTGCTCAGAGTTAGCAGTGCCAGAGAACACTTGTGGTTCAATGGCCACTTCAACTCGCCATGTCCACGTGCGTGTGTTGCGGTCGTAACTATACGACCACGCACAGTTGCGCGTGCGGCCACGCACAGTCTTGGGTGTGAGGGATATGACATTGCTCATACGATGCTCCAATGGTTGAAACAGGTGTGCCGCTCAGTGGGGTTAGTCCTTGCGGCACGCAGCGTAGCGCGCTGCCAGCAGGGGACTCAGCGGAAAGGAGGAACGCTTCCCACTCCTGAACGCAGTGGGCTACTCTGCCAACGTGGCAGTCAGCCGCAACTGGTTGTCTCCGGTGACTTTACTCTGGTCAATCAGAGACTGTGCTGCACGCTTGTCAAGGTTGCACTGCTTCATGATGTTGTCAAGCAGCAGCCTCTCGTCCAAGCGTCGCGCACCACGCACAACTTGTGCAGTAAGCGTGACGAATGGCGAGTCCACGACAACGTGTGTGCCGAGGTTGTCTTGATACCGCTCGGCGAGCGGCATCACGGCTTGGCGTGCTATCTGCTTGCGTTCTTCCGCAGCCTTCGACAGTGCAGATGCCATTGCATACTCGATGGCAGCCTGCACGTCAGGGTTGTTGACAGCCGCAGGATACTTGGTGCCATTCTTGACGCCAAGGTTGCGGAAGGCCGTGATCAGTTTGTCTGTGAACGTGACCATTCAGCCCTCCCCAGCAGGCGCTTGAAGCAGCAGCATTGCGTCCTTCTTGTTGTTGAAGTGGTTGTTGATCTGCAGCACCATGTCTGCCACTGCTTGTGACAGCATGGGGCCGCAAGACACAAACGCCCGCCCATCCTTGTAGAGTGTGAGTTCCCACACACTACGGTTGGTGTAGCGGATTTCTGGCTGCGGGTTGTAGGCATCGGGCTCAAACTCGAGCCACGTCTTTGCCACCATGTCCTTAGCCCACGCAGTGGCAGTGCGGAGCGCACGCTCCATCTCAACGTCATTCATTGTGTTGCTCAACTTTCTGCTCCTTCTGCTGCACTTGTGGTGCAACGCGCACCACGTCGTAGTGGTCACTTGTCTGCTTCACATACTCTACGTGACCACTGTCGTAGAGTATAGCGTATGTCTGGTTTACCGTCAAGTGTGACCCTGACAACCAGACAATCCAGCAGTCAGCGAGACGATGCACTGTAAGTGACCGCCTCGGCTGCATTGGAAATGTGTGCATGTCACAGTTGTTGCTCGATGATGTCTGCGATCTCCTCAAACGTCAGCCTGAGCCGATCGTTCAAATCTGACAGTGTGTAGCGTTCGCCGTTCACCATCACGGCAGGGTCACGTAGTGAGTCGTTATCATCACCACGTTCCTGCCACCAACCATGCACATGAAGTAGAGCAGGCAACGCATACCCATGCAGGTTGACTGCTGGTATGCCACTCACAACGCATCCAACGCCGAGGCAGCACAATGCCTGTCTGCCATCTGACGTCTCGTAGTCTGCAATGAGTTGCTCACGTGCCTGCGCATACTCACCGCTACGCAGTGCAGTCACCCACTTGGCCTTGAAGTCTGGGTTCAACTTCATATCCCGCACTCCTTGTCCACACGCTCTGCGAGCCTGTTTGCGTCATCTCTGCTGTAGCCACACGCTTGGAAGAAGCGCACGGCCTTGAAGTGCCCACTGTGCATCTTGAGCATGATTGCCAGTGACAGACATGCCGTCTCTGACACGTCGGCACGGCTGCATACCCATTCAGACAACGCCTTGAAGTGTCGCTTCTGGAACATGTTATGGCTCCTTTCTGCCTGCATATCGTTGCCATGCACGTTCCAATGCACGCAGCGCCTTGGGGTTGTTCACCACGTGCACAATCTGTGCCATGTGCTTGGCAGCGATCTTGAAGCCTGCTGCATTCATGCAGTTATGGATGTATTCCCATGTGCGATACTGCTTGTCGCTCATGGCGTTCCAATCAATGTGGCAGTTCTGTAGGTGTCCCATGTCAGTCACACGCAGTCCCATAGCACCTCCACTCCCTTCTCTGTGACCAAGTGCATCGTTGTGTTGCCGTGGTCATTCACTTGCAACACATAACCGCGCCAGTCCTCAGGCACGTCACCGTCTGTCTTGAGGATCACGCCGTCGCGCACATCTTGTTCGATGAGATCGAAGTCTGGCCAGAAGCCGAAGTCTGCCGGGTCGCCAGGGTGCGCGCCAAAATACACGTATGGCGGGCAGAACTCATTGATCGCGTCAATGAGTTCATCCAACACTTCACCGTCGTATTCACCCGACCACTCACGCTCGTCTGCTTCGTGAGCATCACGAAGCAGTTCATCATCACTCGGCAGCACATCAAGTGCTACGTCGAGGACGGCAGGACCAATGTCCTTCAACCGTGTCGTGCCAGAGGACACAGAACCAATGTCAATGCGCTTCATGTCTGCCTCCTTTCCTAGAGCGTAAGATGCATTATACAGCAGTCTGCTGTCACTGTCAACCTGTTAGTGTTTGTAGTCCTCACCTCTTTCACGTTCAAGCAAGCGGACTGCACTAATGCAAGTCACTTCGTCCACCCACACATAGTCATACTCCCACAACAACTCGTCAACGTGTGCATCAGCATCGGCTGGTGATGCACACACAACCATGGGGTCAATGTCCAACTCCTTGTCATCTGGGTCGTCGGATGCATAGACGAAGTAGCGGATAAATGTCTTGTTCATCACTCTTCTCCATCACCTTCAAGGCCAGTGTGCTCAAAGCCTGGTATTGGGCAGTGCTGCCTGTCTGCCTGCTTGCCTGCCTGCGGAGTAAATAACCTTTGGCATTGTAGGTCCTCCTTCACAAAGAGCCGCCGCACTATGCAGCGGTTCATCGGGAAGGAGCGGCTGCACAACTTGTGCAGCCACCCACATACTTTACCGTGCGTTGCTGCTCATTGCATCCTCCTCATGCTTGTTCACAGTCCCAGGCTACGTCGCACGGACAGAAACAACAGGCCTAGATCATTGGCCTGCTTCTCTGTGCCGAACAACAACGTGATGGCCACGACTAGCACACATAGTAGCATGGCCAAAGCGATCAGGTCCACAAAGGCTTGCAGCCACACACGCCAATCGCGCATTAGCCGCCAACCTTCTTGCTGGCTTCGCGCAGCACAGCCTTCACTTGTTGTGCTTCCTCACCACGCCAGGTGGTGAGGTTTGACAGTATGTAGAGCGCCTGCACACGACGCTCCTCACCTGTCATGCCGATGCCAGCCTGCGCGTAGGCTGCTGCATATTGCAGCCCATGCCCAGGCTTCGCACCCTTGGCTGCGCGCACAACGGCGCGGCACGCTTCATCGAATGTCATGCTCAGCCTCCCATCTGCATACTACGCACCATGTCGCGCAGTTCATGCAACAGTTCCCACACGTATTCGTGCTGCTCTGCTTCTAGCGCAGAGATGATGCTACCAAGTTGCGCTGCGACAATCGACAACGCGGTCTCGCAGGGGTTGGCCTCGTCAAACGCAGCCTTGATGCGTTCTAGATGGTAGGCTGCATTGCCTGCCTGCTCAGGATCGCCGCAGTCGGAGCCTGGGCACAGTGCGAACAAGTTGTTCGCAAGCGCCGGCGTGATCAGAAAGTGACGTGCGACCCAATCAGGCTCGAATATTGGGTCGAAGCCAATCTCAGGGTTGTTGGCAAGGTAGTGCGCGATTGCGCACCGTCTGCAATCCATGATGTTGAAGTTATCTCCTCTCTCTACTACCTGCTGCATGACAGCAAGCAACTTTTCCCTGTTCCTATGCATGTTGTGTCTCCCTCACAAAGAGCCGCCGCACTATGCAGCGGTTCTTCGAGAGGGAGCGAGCACAAGTTGTGCTCACTCCCACGAAACGCTACTGGTTCAGCAGCGTTTCCACGATGTCCTTCGCAGTCTTGATGTCACAATCCGTGAGCACACGGACAGCCTGGATGGCTGCCACCATGTCGTTCTTCGCGTTGCGCAGCACATTCAGTGCATTGACACTGCGCTGCGCGTGGTTGACCACGCGCTGAATATCGTCGGGATCGAACGCACAGGCATACACAGGCCGGTCCTCAGTGACGAGAACCACACTGATGCGGCCATCAAATGCCTTGATGGCCACCTGCTTGATGTTGCTGAGGAACGCCTTTGCGCTCGACGAAACGTCAGCGCGAACACTCTTTTCGTCATTCACTAGTTGTGCCTCCTTCTAACAACCTGCAGCATCATTGCTACAGGTTATCGTGAAAGAATGTGCACATGTTGTGCACTCACCCCACGACTTGTCTGTATATATACCACACAAATGCATTACTGTCAAGCCTGACACCATGCATTAGTTGTGTCACGACACCACGCGGCACCCACAACTTGTGTGCATGCCTGCCTGCCTGCCTGCCTGCCTGCCTGTATGTCTGGCAGGACATGCTAGGCGATCCGCGTCCGGGCGTCACGCATTATTTGTGCCGGGGAGGGGTAGGTGGATAGGCACGCAGTCAGGGGGGTTAGGCAAAGATGCCTAGGGATAGGACAAAAAAAAGCCCCGCATGGGGCTTCCATGCGGGGCTGATAGGGGTGGCCTAGGCCATTGCTGGCCTAGGCCTGTCGAGCGTCACGCCACACTCTGCGACGCGGCTTCGCTCGCCACGGGTTCCGTGGCGATGTCGAGCAACGCCTTGCGGTTTGCCGGGCTCGCATCGCGCCAAGCCCGGATCATGTCGAAGAACGCATCCGCCGTATCCCCGGACACGATGTAGTCTGCCGCAGCAAGCGCGGAATGCAGCGCTGCCGTAGCCTGCGGAAGGGACATGCTGGCGACAGGTTCGGATTCGTTCCTATCGCCTTCCTCGGTCTCGCGTTCATCACGCGGCGGCGCGCCAATACGCGCGATGCTGGTCCGCGTCACTCTGATGTAGGCGAAGGCTTCGACCTCGTTCCCTTCCTCATCCTCTTCCACGTAGCGCACAGTGTGCGCGCTAGTGGTAGACGTCATGGGCAGCATATACCGCCCATCCGGCCCGGCAGGCTTGGCGATCCGATCGCCAAGAATGAACACCTTGTCCACCTTGGCGACAACATCGGCGGGAAGGAAGTAGTCGAGCGGCAGCAACCATTCCGTGCCATTCCACATAGGAACGGCGCCAGTAGTGGACATGCCGCGGTAGATGCCAGCAAGCGCGTTGATGGCCTGCTGGCAAGCGCGCTGTTGCTTGGCACGCTCGGCACGTGCCTTGTTGTGCAACGTCGCGCCGACCTTCGCCTTGCTCGGCAGTTCATCCGCCCCAAACAGGACCTTTCGCAGCCCGTTGGCGACATCCTTCCGACGGTCAGAGTGTTCCCATGGGGACCACTCGGCGGACGGAGCGAATGCGCCGCGTTCCGGATCAGCAAGGATTGCCTGGCAGTGATAGACAAAGGCTGCAAATGCAGCCTCCGCCTTCAACGCATGGCCTTCGCTCGCCTGATAAGCACGGATTGCGAGCGCAACGGGATCATTGGTCATGGTGGCCATAGGTCTATCTCCTTTCTAGTGAGTAAGTGAGCCGCGCGCGGATGACATACGACACATTGTGCGCTAGCGCGCGAGTGTCGCACCGGGTCGCGCGCGCGACCCGATCGTTCGACCCGATTCACTTGTCAATCAACGTATGAGGAACATAGCATGTGTCGCGTCTAGTGTCAAGCGCACAGACAAAAAAAAACCGCCGTCCACATGGGACGGCGGCTGCGGAAGTTAGCAGGCTAGAACACGTGTTTCATGTCCCACATGAACGCGAGATGGTCGCCACGCCAACCCTCATGCGCAAGACGCGAAGCCTCGCCATACGCGCATTCCGGGATGCGTTGCATCCAATCGGGAGGCGCGTCACCACTGACGCGCTTGAATGCGCGCACAGCGGTCACGATTGAACCAGCCTCAATGATGCGCAATCCAACGTCATCGCGATACATCGCGAATATGTGCGCAGGAACCTTCATAGAGACCCTCCACTCTTGCTCGCCTAGCACCATTGCTAGGCTACGCAACACATAGCATGCATCACGCATAGCGTCAAGCCTCACGTCAACGTTGCACATGTTGTGCACAACGGCCGACGGGTGCATTGCGATGGCATCCGCCGTCGAGCATGGGGTGTCCGATGACAGATTGATGCTCTGCGATTGGCAAACGGGCCCACCCCCACCGTTCACAAAATCATGCTGCACTGCACAATACGTCGAGCAGCCCCGACTCCCACACTGGTAATGCAGCCAACTGCACGCTGAAATATAGACCTAGGCTAGAAACATGTCCCCCCCTTGCCCTGAATCCCAAAAGGGGGGTGTTTTGTGGGGCGTGCCAGCCGTGGCGCATATCAACCACCCCCCTCTTTTCCACCATCCCATCTTTCATCCATCACACTACCACTCTCCGTGCATCACACTCCACTCACACACACGTGCCCACTGCAACACCCCACGCCTTGCCGCGTTGTTGTGTGTTGTGGTAGTGTGTGCATTGGTGTGTTGTAGTGTTGTGGTAGTGTGTTGTGGTGTGACGTGTGTTGGGTTGTGTGTTGTAGTGTGGTGTGTTGTAGTAGTGTGTAGTTGTATTGTTGTGTTGTTGTTATGTGTTGTGTGTTGTGTGTTGT